GCAGTAGTGTTTACCATCAACATCGTAAGCTCGACTTCCTACAAAACTACGACGTTCTGGTTTGCCACATTTTTCACAATAGCAGAAATAGTTGTCAAAACACTCTTTGCAATACAACTGACCAAGTGCCTCAATAGCATTACTATCAGGTATTTGTTCCCCACAACGATAACATCTTACCATTTCCATCACCCCGTCAAAATTTATTTTATCTCCTACTTTAATTATACAAACCAAACCTATTTGGTCATGATCAACCCCCACCATGGTGAACTAATCCAAGCTTGGCTTCGGCATATGTTGGCTTAGTCGGCAAACCCTCAAGTTCTCTCCACTCACACCACAGATCTCCCAAGAACATCTTGATCATATATCGGATGGACATGTTATAACGATGTGCTTTAGTATCGTCTTTATACTTGGGATGATTCTCAAGGCGTGTTCTGTAGTCATAGAACGTATCGCTGTATGGACTTTTACACTTAAGAAAAGATGGCCCCAGAACACCGATCAACTTGGTCTTTAGGAACGGGTTAAAGGTGATCGACTTCTTGGTGGCGAGGTTGCCATCTTTATCAACATACTCAACATCGATCAGGTGCTCTTTTTTACGGCTCCTTCCCTTGCCATCAGGTGCCACGTCAAGTCCTGCATATCTCCAGAAGCTCGACACATACCTTGCCTTGCGAGGGTCAAGTTCAGAAATAATCACAGCTGCCATTAGTGGGCCACAGCCAGGAACATCTTTGAGGAAATATTCCCAAACAAGAAACCCACTAAGCATCTTGTTAATTGATTTTATTAAATTACTTTCTATCTTCATTAACTCTATATAACTGTTAACAAATTCGAATTCGACAGACGAGCTTATGACTCCCTCGTGCCTCTTCATATACCCCTCAAGCTTACGACTATTATCCGTGATAGCATTGGTTATCAACTTAGCTTCTTTGATCAATTGAACGAGTAATTGCTTGGCATCAGTATCAATGCTGTCTTTTTTCTCCGACGGTTTCTTGCCAAGCTTGGCATAAAAGTTAGCAACAATTCGGTTGCCGATCTGAATGCGTATCTTCTGAACATCATAGTAGCCTCTTACAAGACTACGCAACTCAGCCCTCTTCTCGTCTGTTACTGCCAACTCCCCCCACTTAACTACCATACCTACTCCCTCCTACAACACGCTCGCCGTCTTTGGATTCTGTTACACAGTCCTGGCACGCTTGTCTTTTACGGTTATCTTATTTTCTTTGGCTCGCTAAACAACTCGGGTTACTTTGGCCTTTGGCCAACTTTCACTCACTGGATTTCTCTATACACATGGTGGATTTCTCTATACACATGGTGGATTTCTCTATACACATGGTTCGCTCGAGTTCAACGGGTTCCTTTGTCTCGCTGGCATGCTTAAGTTCATCTTGATTACTTAAAACAACAACACAACTACACCAATCTACTACTCCTCAACAGTTAACTTAGTTCTATAGCTATTCTGTGGTGTATACACCTCCTCTTCCTCTTCCTCATCATCCTTACTAACAATTCCTAACTCCCTACAAGTCTGATCAAACACACCAAGAAGTTCCTCCCTCATGAGCAACTTTAACGCTTCCTCGATATGGTTGTGAACTTCAGGAGATACCTTAAATCTACCAACACGCACCCAAGTACCAAACCGCAAAGTCGTTCTATATTCCGTACACCCCTTATTTGGTATAACTGTCTTGTAATACTCTATTCTACCAAGCAAGTTTTCAATGAACACATTGATCAACTTATTGTAAGTTTCATCATCACATTCAATACTTTTACCATTTACTATTATCATAATCACCGCCCCCACACATATTAACACACCACAAACAAGCATTAAAGGTATCATATTACCACCAACTCTAAGAATACATCATTATTCTGTGATAACATTCCTTTACCATATCGTCAGTAACATACATTTCCACGATTATAGAATATCTATACGTAGTAGCTTCCACACCATCTTCATCAGTAACACTACAATGGAATGTCTTTGCGCTATGACTTATCGAGAACACATTGTTCGGTAAGTCCTTGTATAAATCTGCGATGATTGTCTGTGCATACTCCTTAGTCTTCATAAAAACGTTTTCATCAGTGTCCATCCCCCCCTTCAAGGTAAACTCAAACGGTATCTCGAACTCAACCTTTCCAACACCCTCCCTAACTTCCCCTAAAATGTTTTGCCTTAAAATCACTGGACTTGTCATTTTATCACCTCTTCTCGTCTTTACTAATATCCAACAAACACATTAACCCAATCCCACACCAAGCACCAGCTGCAAAGGCTAAAAACAACCAAACAACACTCATGATGCACCTCCTATTCTGTTATCTCCGCAAGCCTTTCATTCTTATCAGAAGATAACCACTTGTCCATAACATAATACGGCACAAACCAGTCTGGGTCGAGGTAAATTATCGGTATCCCAAGGCTTCTTGCTTCATTCATTTCCGCTTTAACGCCAGCACTATTCTCCCAACCATCTAACTTGACAACAATCAACGCATCGCAATCACGTAATATTTTTAAGTCATATCCAATCCAGAGACCATAGTCTGATTTGTCTACTCGTCCCTGCAACCTCATTGCATGCCCACACATCACAGTAGAAATTGCCACATTGCCCGCTCGGATCAACTTGTCCAGCACAACACACGAAACACGAAAAGATAAGTTTTCACAACCTGTATATGGAATGCTGAGATAAATCATTGGATTGCCTCCTCGTTCTCGTTCTGCTTGTGCGTCCCCGATAAAACACCCCAAGTGGCATCCAATTCATGAATTAACCACATTGCAGCATCGCTCGCACTTTTGCCAACACCAACTATAGAAGAGCCATCACCCAAATCTGTCGTAGCATAAAATACTCGCCCGTCATCCCATACCGTAATATTGCCTTCCCACAGCTTAATAACTTTAGCCATTATTTTACCCCTCCTAATTGGTTGTAGTCCTCCTCATTCAACTCCTCATACTCAATATCTACACAATTAGACTCATGACAAAATGGGCAAACATTATGAAGAATCAAATCGTAATAGTCATAATCAGATATTATCTTTGAATGATCAAAACTTCTACCACAGTATTCGCAGGTTACCTCCAACGGCTTGTAGTCATACAAATACTTATCAGGAACACAGTCAAAACGATAAAGGTTATCAGCATCAGTATCAACACTTACACCTTTCAGGACAAACCCATAATCCCATGATAACCGAGCAAGTTTTTCTTTGAAGTCTTCAAGATCATCACAATGTGGGATATCAATACAAACATTCACACCATCTTCATCAACTGACAACACATAACCAGAACAAACATACCCACATAGTGTAAGATCGTTTTTAAGTTCCTCAACCTTAAGAACATTGTGATCAGTAACCAAGTGAATCGACACTCTTTTAGGTAAAACTTCCTCTAACTCCTCCCGTAATTTATCTTTATCCTTTTCACCCTCCCCCAATTCCCTCAACCATTTTTCGTATTTCGGATTAAGTCGTATTGTCTCTCTGTTGATCTCAACAAAATACATTATCCACACCCCCATCATGATTTACCAATTTGGTTATAATAATCCTGTAAATCTTTATTATCACACCCAGGAGCCAAACTGCCTGTGACAGCATACATGAGTCTGATATATTGAGAATACGCAGCTTTTCTATCTCCATTAGCTCTCTTCAATGCCTCATCAGCTACCTTAGGTATTACCCCATCTACCTTTCCTTTAGAAGCCATATTACAACACCACCTTTAATTATTTACACATTTAAGAATCTTTTGCACCTCTTTATTAAACCCAACCTTACAGCCATCAGGTAGTGGACTATTCTTAACAACCTCCGAAATCCTTTTGACAAATTGTATTAACTCATCGGAAACATTTATCGAACTACTACCAAGCAACCGTCTAATCTTTCGCTTTATCAGCACCCTATTACGAACATTAGATCTATACTCTCTAACTTCCCACGGAATACTACTCAAAGTCTTCAACGCTTGTTCTAAAAAACCAACAATCTGAACTTGCATAACTTCTTCATTCATTACAGCCCACCCCCTCCACTTTAATTATACAATTCATATTTGATTCGATATAACAACTATTTTATATTGCTGAACTCCTAAGTGTAAAACCTACTCTTCCTTTCACTCCCAAACGCCCCCTCTATCTCCTCCCACAACTCTATAACTTCCTCTCTAAGTTTTTCTTCTAAGTTGTCCTCCTCAACGATCCTTATTGCCTCCTTGATCGAATTGCTTAACTTTTCACCACCCAACGTATAGACGGTACTACCAGTCATTTCTTTAACAAATTTAAGATTTTCTTTAATATCATCTATACCATAATCATAAATAATTGATATGGTAGCTCTATTATACGGTTTCCATACCGATGACTTAAATACTTCTATTTCAGTCTCTACTCCTACAACCTTCTTTATCTTGTTCCCTCTTATTGTCTTTTCCTCTGTGATCTTCTGAGCACCTATGCAGCGCAACCGTAAACTGCTATAAAACCCAACAGCCTCCCCTCCTGGCGCCTTGTATTTTTGACCATATGGCCCAGCATCCAAATTCTGTCTAACCTGATTACTACAAACCATGATCAAGTTTTTCTCTCGTAATGTTCGGCAAGTTAACCGCAACTGTTCACTGAATTCTTTAGCTCTACGCATACCATATTGATCTTTACCATCAGCTTCCCACTCAGTCGTAAGAGCAGCCAAACTGTCAACAAAAACTCCATGCACCTTGTCTTTAGATTCAGGATTCCACTTTCTTACTGGCTCAAACACTTCAACCACAGTAGCAGGAATGTCATAATCAATCTCTTCAACATTCAAACCAAACATCTTTGCAAATTGTGTATTTAACCTTGCTTCAGGATCCCTGAACATAACTTGACCACCCTGCTTAACAACATTACCTGCTATCTCGCAAAGCAGGACGGTTTTACCCGTCCCGCTTGGCCCAAATACCTCGGTAAGTATCCCAGCAGGAATGCCACCACCTCGCTTTCTACCACCACTAATCGCCAAGTCGAGCAAGGTTGACCCAGTAGAAATCATTATCTCCTCATTACCTTCATAAGGTTGATTCTGCTCGACTTCCTTCTCTGAATGTTCAACCACTTGCTCACTAATCTTTCTCTTCATTTCTAAACTTCTCCTGCTCCTTTATGCAGTCCTCCCAAAGATCACACTCTTCGCACTCATCATGTTCCTCACAATCCCTACCGAACTCATACCCCTGTGGACATTCCTTACCTGCTCTCTTCTTGTGAGTCTGTGTGTGCCTCTCAACCACAGGTTCCACATTCCTACTTTTCCTAACAACAACTTCTTCTTCAGGTTCCTCTTCTTCTTCAGGTTCCACTTTTACTATCTTTTTACTTTTCCTAACAACAACTTCTTCTTCAGGTTCCTCCTCTGGTTCTTCCTCTGGTTCGTGAACATCTTCAACTGGTGCTGGCACCCCAGCATCTTCCATTTCAAAGAACTTGGCCTCTATCTGATCATACGGTAAAATGACCAGCACTTCGTCAAGGTTAGGTGACTTCTCTAAAATTGACTCATCATATTCATGATCCCGTTCCTCAAAGTCTATGCGTGACGTATCAGCAAAGGTGTTTTTACCTATTGCCTCTTCAGAGAACCTAACCCTCAACGTATATCCTTCTTTAAGATCAGGGAACAACCCATACTCCTCATTTTCCTCGAGCTCTGCATTCAATTTATCTTGAAAAAGATATTGTGAAATATCCCAAACATAGGGTTTCTTATCATAGTCTGGACTATCAAGTGGGATAACAATGTAAAGGTTTCTACTCAAGGGCCGTAGTGCTTTAACATTATCATCCTGCCAATTCGCCCCCTCTTTTATCAATTTCTGTCGGTATTCACATATCGGACACCGCTTACCAACACTCGTAGGGCACACTATTGATTCTCTGTTAACCCCAACACCTCTGTGAAGCTTGAACGGGCGCTTATACCACAATGATCCAGGAACAGCAATTCCAAGTTCATCATCACGATCAGGGTGTTTATAATCCACGACAGTATATGGTAGAAAGTCAAGTCTAACCCGACTACCAGGAGTTTCCTTAAAAACATTAACCCCCTTCGGCAGAGCTAAATAACCATATTGCTTGGACTGTGTCTTCTGCTTCTTAACATTCCCCAAAACCTTATCCTTGAAAGATGACTTGCCAACTTTCTTCATCATTACATACCCCTCCTTATCTATCTTCTCGTTCTCGTAAAGCTTTCTTTATCAATTCCTTTAACGCTTCCTGTTTACCTAAGTGGTAATATTTACTCAACAAATATAGATAAACAGGAAATAGTATGACCAAACAAACAATCACAACCCCCCAAAGCCAATTCAAGATTCACTTCGCCTCCTTATCTTAACCTTAGCATCTACAATCTTTTGCTCCCCCTTCCTTCTATTCTCGATAGCCTCATGCAAATCGTGTGGAGCATTAGGACTTGCAAAATAACTCAACCCAAGCAACTTAACCAAATTCTCAAGTGCAGACTTTTTCTGGTCTAACGCCCTAACTGCTGCTTGTGCCATTTCATTCTCATAACGTGCTTCAATATAAGCATCGTTCGCCTCTCGATATTCGGGTTGCAATAGGATTATATTCTGAATTGCTGACTCAGTAACCTTTCCTAAATCATATTTTTCAGGATTGCTTCTGATATCCTTGTCAAGTGTAGCCGTAACTACATCCACTCTCTCTTTAGCCAAGTCCATCATCTTCTTAGTTTCGGCTGCATAAGAACAATATTTAGCCATTAAACTCGGTTGCTGAACCCACTCAACATCTAACGCTAATTCATCTATCCTAACATCTTCCTCAAAGTTCAAATCCATAACTCATCACCCCTCTTACTATAATTATACAAACCAAACATATTTGGTCATGATCTTATGATTGAGTAACATGAAAAAACTATCCCAGGAAAGCCGTTGTAGTAAACAGAAGTTAAAAACTGCTCCATGATCACACCAGCCATATCATTTTCACCATTCAACAGAACCGATTGGCAATACCCCAATACAGCTTTCCTAATGCTCTCAGGGTTCTCATCCTTCAACCCCCTTAATATCCGACTAACCTTAGACCACGGCCCACCAGCCAACAACACTCTGCACAACTCAATTATCTGTGATTGCTGTTCAGCTGTCTGTTTTGCAACCTCCAAACGCTTCTCAGGTGGCGCTGCAAGTGTCTGTTCAAGTATTTGCAACGCATTCCGAGGCAACCCCAAACTATCTTGAACAATCTGGTCATACACCTCTTTGTCAAGCTTATCCCCTTCAGCTTTTACTATCCTCTTCAACAACCTGTACATCTGTAAATCAGTCAACGGCTTAACAGTAAACTGACTGCACCTACCACGTATGGTGTCCAACAACTTCTGCGGATCGGTTGAACACAAGATGAAATAAACATGCTTCGGGGTGTCCTCTAAAATCTTTAACATTGCATTCTGTGCATCATTAGTAGCTTTGTGAACTTCATCGATAACCCAAACAATACTCTTAGAAAACATAGGCATAAAATGGCTTGCCTCTTTGATATCCCTTACTGTGTCGATCCCACGAAAGTCAGCAAAGTCAATCTCTCGATAGTCTCCTTCCGCACTACCCAATTCCTTCGCCAATATCCTCGCCAATGTAGTCTTACCACACCCCGTAGGCCCACCGAACAAATACGCATGAGGTGGATCCCCCTTAGCCAACAAACTCTTTAGCGTCTCAACAACATCCTCATTCCCAACCACCTCGTCGAAACTTTGTGGCCTGTACTTAATGTGAAATGGCATCTCTACTCACCCCTTCTTTCATAGTCTTTCTTATCTGCCCAACTGCCGTCAACTGGTGCCAACTCAAACTCAACATTCATAGGAACGATAATCCAATCCCAAGCCCTTGGTAACTCAACCGTAGCTATTCTATGAACGGTCTCAACAACATGTTCCAGTTCGTCAGGGTTAACATCGATCACCATAGAATCATGTATCTGACCAACAAGCCGTGTATCCCAGTTCTCCTCTCTCATAACCTTATCTGTCTGTATGAACGTCCACAACAAGCAATGAAACGCAGCACCTTGCACAGGATAATTGATGGTTTCATTCTTCCGCATGATCCCAGAACACCTAAAACCAGTGAACATATCCACATAACCATTCTTAAGGTAGCTCTGCCATTGCTTCTCTTTCCATTGTGCATAAACCTTGAAGTCCTTCCCCCAAAACTCATTCTCTATCTTACGCAAATGCTCAACCAAGGAGTCAAAGTCCTTTATGTTCTTACTTATGAAATGTTCTGATATTGACTTACCATCAGGAAGTTTTACACCCAACCCAGCCTTCCATTTCCTGTCAGTTGGCAACTTAACCCACTCACAAATGCTATAAGCATTGTTCTTGTAGTAGTCTCCATAAAACTGTGGGAATACAAACCCATTCTTGGCAGCATTCCTTAACAACTTGAATTCTTTTATTTTCTTAATGGCCCCAGCTTTACGTATCAGCTCATCGTAATCGTCTAACAGGAATATCTTGTACGCAACATCACCATGCATATCCGATTCAGGGTCGTGCAAATACTTCAACATATTCGGATCCTTATGGTAGCATGCAGCCACACAAACTTCAAGCGCAGAGAAATCGACTTCTAACAATTGATGACCTTGCCGTGGGAACAGTATTTTCCTACAAATCTTCATTGCATCCTTGTCCCTCTTGGGTATGTTCTGAAAGTTCGGAGAATCACTACTCGATCGGTATGTTCTGACAGTATGCAAATTGAAGAACGGGTGCACATAACCATCTGACGAAACTTCACGCAAAAACTGATCTAAGTATGTATCCCGTATCTTCTTTAACTTGCGCATATCAAGTATCAACTTAACCCCAGGCATGTCAATCTTACTTAGAGCATCTTCATCAGTTGATCCACGACCACTATTCGTAAGTTTTGGAGGTGTAACTCCCAAGTGATTGTACAGAACTTCAGAAAGCTGGGCATTGCTGTCAACATTCATACCTGTTCCGTAAACACTTCTCCAAACCTTCGCTAATTCAGTCTCTTCAAACTTGTGAAACAAATAATCGATCTTACGACTTAGAAACTTTTTCTTCCTATTACAACCATCAACATCAACTCGAATACCTTGCTGTTCAGCTCTGGCAAGAGCTAACGACCCCTCATGAAACAACTTATAAGCGGCATTCATGTCAGCAACCTCATTTGACGCATAGCAAGCCTATAACCAAACAAACTGTCAAGCCCACAGTAAGTCATCAACTTATTCCTACCACTCAAACTTCTCCACAAATCCAGTGTCTTATTAACAGAGTTACTTCCATCAGCCTTCAAATACTGCTCAATTTCACTATCGTAATCAGCTACCCCTAAGTTAACATACACCTGAAACTTCAACCCCGTTATGTCTGGTCTGTTATCCAAAACATGTGCCGCAATCATGCTATCCCAAACCCACGGCTGAACATCAATACCGCAAACAACTTTTAACCAATTATTCTCAAACTTCATATTGTGTGCAAGCTTACCAATCTTCGGGTGCTCTAATAATCGTTTTAGAAGTGTAACATCCTGTAGCATAGGGATTACCCACGATTCATCCTCATTATCACACAACGATATGCAAACTATCTTGTGGGAGTCTCTGTTATACGGCTTAAGTCCTGTCGTTTCTATATCAACATAAAGAAACTTTGGTTTCTTATCCAAGAACACTTGTAACACTTCTTTAGCATGCTCTTCATCATTTACCACATGCACCTGCTCTTTGTATGCAGGAAGAGGATCATCCAAAACGTCAAGCACTTTCTTTACATCCTGTTTCCAAACAAGCCTATATTCCTCTGATTTTTCCTGTCGCATGATATAACTTGGGTGAAATGTCGGTATAACCCATGCACCAACATTCCTATCAGGGATTACAAATCCATGCCACCTTGATATCTCCCCTAAGTTCTTTTTCCAATAGTTGCCGATAACTGATTGCAAAGCAACACCACCAAACAACACAACAACCTTCGGTTTATATTCCTTTATCACCCTAAAAACATTTCCCCTACAAGCCTGTATCTCTTTATCCGTAGGTGTCCTGTTACTACCAGTCTTGCTGGTCGGTCGGCAGCTAACAGCATTTACGTTGAGACAATCCTCAAACAAATCAATACCAACCTCACGATATACCCTGTGCAACGCTTGACCAGCACGACCCTGCCACGGCTTGCCTCTGTTGTCTTCCACCTCACCAGGGGCCTCACCAATATTCAGGATCCCCTTCCTAAACTTGCCATACGGTTCCATTCTTGGACTTTTTACATGCTCATACAGTCCACAACTCGAGCACGAAAAGCTCTTAGCGGTGCTGCTCTCAGGTTCGAATAATATACCTTGCTCATACTCAAGAACCATAGCTACAACACCTCAACTTAATCACTATAAACTACCGAACCATCTGGACTTATAATGGGATCCTTCCCCGAATGCTCAGGGCTCCACGGAACGTAGCGGTAAACCAAATCACCTGTTCTCTTATCAACACCTACAGGAACAAGAACCTTGTCAAAGTAAACATACGGCCCCCTCGGATGCTTGGGACTATTCCATCTCCTACGTATATGGTCACCAAACGTAACATCAGAATACAACCTGTGTTTATGCCAGTTCCTTCCTGTAACCATTTCAGAAAAACGCACCATGTGCATCCAATCGGGCTTCCAGTCCTCGTAACTGAAAAGTCGTATCTCCCCTCTCTCATACGCACGACGTGCTTGCACAACAACCTCTGTCATCTGTCGCCTACTCCAGTTGGAGAACCACTTGTCTCCCTCCTCAGGCATACCACAACAGCAACCCGTATCATTCCATTCCTTGAAATGCGGGTCACTACACCCGAAAGTCATTCCTAACTTATGTGCAAGATCACGCACATTCTTCGTCATTTCATATTTGTACAACCGAGACCCACGCCTACAGGTCTCGGACTTATTGCTCATCGAATGCCACTTGTTTGCAAAATCAGGATCACCAATAGTTCGTAGCATGATCCTCTGCAACTGCTCTTGTCTCGGAGTGAGGTTCTGCGTTAAGAAGATATACTCGAAACTGATAGCTCTTGCACCAGCTTCTCTTGCTCTCTCCATCAACACAGCCCACGCCTTAGGTTCACCTTCATACGCATCACTAATCCCAGGTATGAATGGTCTAAACCGTAACGAAGCATTACACCCAAGACTTGTCAAGGCCTTCATTGCCTTTAACCTTGACGAGGTAACGGGTGCCTTAAGGTCAACCTTTCGTATAACATCATCACTATTCGATATTATGCTGAAAGCAAACCAAAACTGATCTGGGCTATCTTCGAACAGTTTAAGATATTCAGGTCTTTGTAGTAGGTCACCACCCTTAGTGCTTATCCTAACAGCAACCTTATATTTGATGAACAACGGAATGGCCTTCTTTGCCCACCCGCTATGTTCTTCCAAAGTGTCGAATGGCTCACCCAACGCCCCCAACTGGACTGGTTGCCCGCCATCAAGGAGTTCATACATAGCCTCATACTT